ATTTAAGTACATTAACTACTACTACTAAAACAAGTACTGTAGCAGCAATTAATGAAATTAATACAAATATGTCTACTTTAAATTTTATGATAGCATATCCGTCTACAACACAAACATTGAGTACAGCAAATACAACACTTAAAATAAATTTAAATAGTAGAGGAAATTACAGTGGTAATAAGTTATCATTTGATAGTAGTAGTCACGGTATTGTTATAGGTGCTGGTGTTAATTATATTGAAGTTGTAGGACAAATTTACGTAACAACTGTAGGTACGGTAGGATTAAAAAATGTGTATGTATACAAAAACGAAGAAATGGTAGGAAGAAGTTTATTATATTTAAATAATTCATATCAAACAATTAGTACCGTTCAAAACATTGTACCTGTAGCACAAGGCGATATTATAACACTTAGAGCAAATTCTCAACAAGGAACAACTACCGTTATAAATAGCGGTCAAGCGAAAGGTTTAGAAACATTCTTAATGGTAAGAGTTATCGGATAAGCTAATTTTGACTAAAAAAGAAAAGAATGATATAATTATAAATGAAATAGAATAGGTGGTGATACTATGGAATTAACAGTTGCAAGTGTAGTAGCCCTTGTAACACTAATTTTAGGTCAAATAACAAAGAAACTAGGTTGGGTAAATAAAAAGTTCATCCCTTATCAAAACCTTGTTATTGGGCTTCTAAGTGGTGTTATTTGTTGGCTAGTAGAATTAGAACCAAATATTCTAGTTGCTATGCTAAGTTGTTTAATTGCAAGTTATGGTGCAGGTGGTTTATATGACAACCTAACAATTAGTAAGGAGAATGAAGAAGATGCAGAGGATTGATGGAACAAGAATTGAAATCAATAGAGGTGATATTCTAAGTCTTAGTTTATCTTTAAAAATAGATGATGAAACTCCTTATGTTTTTAAACCAAATGATAAAATAACATTTACAGTTCATACTAAAAATAGACTAGGTGATAATCCCGTTCTTCAAAAAGATATAACAGTAACTGAAAGTACAGAAACAGTTGATATTATTTGTACAAGTGAAGAAACAAAAATAGGAGATTATATAAATAAACCAGTTGATTATTGGTATGAAGTAGAATTAAATGATGAATATACTGTTATAGGATATGATAATAATGGTCCTAAGATATTCAGATTATATCCTGAAGGAAATGAAAATGAATAGTGAAATAATAACACCTATCTCAATAAAAGGAGAGATAAGTGATAATAAAATATCAATAAATGGGGTGCTAACAAGTAACAATAATATACTTGTTGGTAGCGTAAATACATCTGCTTCAGCACCCCCTTATACTGGTTCTTATGATATTATACCTAGTATAGAAGAACAAACATTAAATACAAAAAATAAATTATTATCAGATGATTTGTCAATTAAAGAAATTCCATATTTTGAAACATCAAATCCATATGGAGAAACAATTTATATAGGTTAGGAGGAATAAAATGGCAATTAATAAAGTAATTTATGGTGGTAACACATTAATTGATTTAACTGGAGATAACATAACTCCTGCTGATTTATTATCTGGAAAAACAGCACATGATAAATCAGGAGCTAGTATTACAGGTACTTGTACATTTGATAGTGATACTAGTGAAGATACAGCTGTAGTAGCTGAGATATTAGCTGGAAAAACAGCACACGCTAGAGGAACTGAATTAGAAGGTACAATGCCTAATAATGGTGCTGTAACAGGAACTATTACAACAAAAGCACAACAATATACTATTCCACAAGGTTATCATGATGGTAGTGGTAAAGTATCAATTAGTTCTACAGAACAAGGAAAGATAATTGCGAGTAATATTAAATCTGGAATTTCAATTTTAGGTGTAACAGGTTCTTATAGTGGTGAAGCTGTGACAGCTCAAGCTAAAACAGTTAGTCCTTTAACAACACAACAAGTTATAACTCCAGACGCTCAATATGATTATTTATCACAAGTTACAGTTAACGCAATTAGTTATGTTGAGACAGATAATAGTGCAGGTGGAAAAACAGCAACGATAGCAGGTGCTTAATCATGGCAATAAATAAAGTGGTTTATGGAACGGATACATTAATGGATATAACCGATACAACTGCAACTGCTGAAGATGTAACTAGTGGTAAAGTATTTTATGGTGCAAACGGTGTAAAAACAACAGGTTCTGCTAGTTATACAGAAACAGACCCAATATTCACAGCTAGTGCTGCACATAGTATAAGTAGTAGTGATATAACTAATTGGAATAATAAAGTAGACACAAATGATTATGCGGGTTCAGCAAACAATAGCGGTGGTACAGTTGTTTTAAAAACAACATATTGTGCTGATACAAATGCAAGTGGTGTACTATATTGTTTTAATAGAACATATTCTCAATATGCTTCTATGGATAATAGTGCTTTTATAAGTAAAGGTACTTTAGAAAATGTAATCGAAGGTAAAGGATTAGTTACAGCTGATGATTTAGTATGTAATATTATTGATTTTACAGATATAATGACTGAAACTGGACCTGATTTATCAAAACTTAAAAATATATTTAACACTTATAGTGCGGTAGCTGCTAATGGATTTGAATATAATAAAAAAGGCTTATATAAAATAATAGTACCTTATGAAGGAGTTACCGTTACACAATGTTTTATTGGTACGTTGCATGATGGTAGTTATGACGAAACTAGTACATCAACACTTAGATTTGATACTCTTCCAGGTGGTTATATTCAAGAAGGAGATAATAACGAATTAAAAAGATTGATAATAACACTTACTTACCATGGTGATGGTACTACTTATGATAACTTTGATGACTATGAGTTTGAAATAAATGAAATAATACCAAGTAGTCAAATTAAAATGGTTGATTTTAGAAATATTGGTAATGAACAAAGGATGGCTCTGTTTGAAAAACTTAGTGATTGGGGTGGTATTAACGATAATTTACATCAATATGCAAATTATGATATTTATAAAATCAAAACCTTAATACAATATTATGGTAATAATAAACAGGCTATTTTTATAGGTACTTTAAGTAGTGCTACTTATAATCAAGGTGGAGACTCAGAAATAATATTTAATGTATTAGCTGGTGGACATGAAAGTGACCCGAGTATATATGGTTCAGGATTATTAAAATTAAAATTAACATATACTGGTGATGGTACAACATTTGACCCATATAATGACTATACATTTACATCAGAATATACCCCATGTTTGACTACTGAAATAACTTCAAGTTCAACTGATGAACAATATCCAACTGCAAAAAGCGTTTATGATTTTGTAACATCTCAAGGCGGAGGTGGTGGAGGAACTGCTACTACCGTACAAATAAATGGTACATCAATAACATCAAATAATGTGGCTAATATTCTTACAAATAGTGCTTATAATGCTTCAAGTAATAAAATAGCTACAATGAATGATATTTCCCCAACAACAGTACAAATAAACGGAACATCTATCACTTCAAGTGGTACAGCAAATATTGCAACAGAGGGTACTTATAATTCAAGTACAAATAAAATAGCAACTAAATCCTATGTTGATAATAATGCTACATTAAGTTCAACAATAAGAACTATTGCAACATTAACTCAAACTCAATATAATGCTTTAAGTACAAAAGATAATAATACCTTATATATAATTGTGGGGTGATTAAATGGCAACGATTAGATTAGTACCTAGTGCATATGCTGTATCAAGTACATCATATTTGAGTGTATCCAATGCTTCAAATATGTATCATAATACTGATAATACAACACATGCTACAATCACTAATACATATTCTTCAACATCTTCAAGATATTTATATTTAAGAGGATTTAATTTTAGTGATATTCCTTCAGGAGCTATTATTAATTCTTTTACAGTTAAAATAAAAGGATATGAAAGTGGTCTATCGACAAGTACATCCTATGCTCCTAGATTGGCAAACGGTACTTCTACCATTTCAGGTACAACAGCAAGTTCAAACTTTGGAACTTCGACTAGTACAATAACAGTACCTACAGGAGCATTAACATGGCAACAAATAATTAATTATGGTAGTAATTTTACTATCATGGTATATGTTAAACGTAGTAATAAAAACACTACTGGTTATTTCTACTGTTATGGTGCTGAAATTGAAGTTGATTACACTATACCAAGTCCACGAACAATTACTACAACATTAACTGGAAATGGTACTATTAATCCGTCAGGTACACAAACATATTATGATGGTGATACATATGATTTAACAATTACACCTAGTGATATATCAGAACAAGTAACAGCAACAAAAAACGGAACAGATATTACATCACAATTAGTATTTGATACAGGTGGTTCTCATTCTGAAAATAATGTTCTTGGACAATATTATTTGATAAGTGGAGGTTTCAATGGCTCTGGTGCAAGTTACTTTCAAAATATTGTAGGACATGGACATGATACGTCAAGTACTACAACATCAAACTATTATTCTAGTGGTTCGGGTACACATGCTGTTTTTCAATATAATGTTGGATTTACAAGTATACCTGCAAATGCCACAATCAAAAACTTATATATGAAAGTAAACGGACACGCTGAGTCAACATCAAATGCGTCAGAATATATGTGCGTTCAATTGAAAAGTGGTAATTCAACTTTCACAGAACAATATAATTTCAAAGACTCAGGAACAACATCAAATTCTACACAAACTATTAACTATACATCATTACCAACAATTGCTCAATTAGAAAATCTTGTTGTAGAATGTACGTTAGGTTATTATGGTGGAGCAATTAATGGTGTAACTGTTTATCTTACATATGAAACACCTGGAGGATGTTATACATACTCCACAACAATTGATAGTGATACGACTATCGCTGTAACAATAGGTGGTTCATCAAAAACCAATAATTTAAGAAAAGGAACTTCAACACCAACAAAATTATATGTTGGTTCAACCGAAGTTATTAAAATATATAAAGGAAGTACATTAGTGTACGGTTAATTAGAAGGAGGAATTTAAATGAGGGATAAGTTCTTAACTATAGCCTTATCTCAAGTAGGCTACAAAGAAAAAAAATCAAACAAAGATTTAGATAGTAAAACTGCAAATGCAGGAAGTGGAAATTACACTAAATATGGTAAATGGTATGGATTAAATCCCGCAGCCTGGTGTTGTATGTTTGTTTCTTGGTGTGCTAACGAAGCAGGTATTCTTGGAACACTTATCCCTAAATATAAGGGTGCTGGAACTGGCTACAATTGGTTTAAAAATAGAAATCAATTAACTATGAAACCTAAAGCTGGAGATATTGGATTTTTAAAACCTACAAAAAAAGGTGCAACATCTAGTCATACTTTTATTGTATATAAAGTAGATGGAAATATAATAACAACTATTGAAGGTAATGAAAACAATGGTGTAGTTCAAATTCATCGTAAACTAACAGATAAAAATATATTAGGGTTTGGTTCTGTAAAGTATCCTAAAGAAAAAGATATTCGCTATGTTGATAATGTTGATTATGAAGGTTTAAATGTCAGATATATTTCAAACAATAAAAAGACAGGTAAAACACTTTATGTAGGTACTAAGGTAGAAGTACTTGAAGAAACAAAAGATAAAGCGTATATTTCAAAAACAACTTATGTTTATAAACAATATTTATCTAAAACGTGTCCTAAATATAAAACAGTTATAGGAGCTGACCGTGAAGGTCTTGCTGTAAGAAAATTAAATATTCTTGGTATTCCAAGTAAAACTTACATTGATGTTATAAAAAACGGTACAAAAGTAAAAGTATATAAAACGAAAGGTAAATGGAGTAAGATTAGCCCAGACGCAAATGCTTGGTGCTACAGTACTTACTTAAAATAATATGGAAACCTTGACAATTGCGTTAGCATTGAGTATACTAAGTGCTGTTATAACTGTTTCAAACTTTGTGTTATCAAGAAAAGACAAAGCTATAAAGGACACAAAAGAAACTGTAGAAGAAACATCAGACCAAAAGTTGATAGATTATAGATTGACACAAGTTGAGAAAAAATTAGATAAAATATTAGACATTTTAGATAACTATGATAAAGAAATTGATGAGCGAGTAAATAATGCACTTGAACAACACATCAAGCTATATCATGGAGGAAAATAAAATGGGGTTAAAAGAGGAAGTTGTTGAAATGAAGAATGAAGTGAAACAATTAGAACAAGAAAGTTTAGCAAAAGAACTTTTGAGAGGTTATATACATACAAACATAAGAATGTTTTGGATATGGATTATTACATTTATTGCACTAGTCGGTGTTGCTTGTTATTTAATATACGTTAAAAGTGACATAGGTGTTTCAGAAGAAACAATTGAAATAGATGGTGTTGAACAAATAGATAATTCACATATTAAAATTGGTGATGATATATGGGAAAAATCAGAATAACTAGACGAGTAAAATATAGAAAATCTAAAACAAGTAAGTCTGGAAAAGGTAACCATAGACGTTGTAAAACTTGTGGTAGATTTCTATGATATTTGATTTCACCAAGGAAGAGTATGAGAGATTTAAAGAAGAACTAATGTTAAATGATGAATTATCTAAGATATTAGAGATGAAAATCAAAGGTGAGACAATTGTTGCTATATCACAGGCTTTAAATATAAGTGAAAGTACTGTGAATAGAAGAGTTAGACAATTAAAGAGAAAGATTACTAAGCTGTTGCTGAAGTAATCTTTTTTTTTTGACCTTTTTTAGACATTAACATGACATTTTTAAACCTTCATTTAA